CTCGCGATAGCGAGTGATCAGATCGTTTTCTGATTTATAGGCTTGTTCTAGATCAAGATAAGTGCCGAAATACCCACCAGCCGAAATGGAGATTGCACCGTCATCGGTGGTTGGGGCTGTAATGGCAGGTTGGACGTCCGCAGACTCTTTTCTACGGACGATTTCCCAACCGAATAGGCTAATTGTTGCCATAAATTGACTCCATGATAAAAGAAAGCATCAAAATTAAATCACGCTTGCTGCGGCTGCTTCCCACCATTGATATGCAAAAGTCACTGAATATTCTTCGATAGCATCATTGTTGCCCCAGTCAAGATCGATTGGAGCGAGGTCATTTGGGAACATGCCAATAAACTTGTAATCTTTAATCACTGCGCCTGTTTTACCATAGTGTTTGACGACAGCATCAGTTCCATAAGAAATTGGATTTGCTGCGCCAGCTGAACGAGTATTAAATCTATGAGAGTTAATACCATTCATCCAGCGTTCGAAGGCATTACGCACAACAAAGTCTTCGTCGTTTAGAATGTTTACTGTCCAATCAGCAAAAGTGCGATTGCCAACAAACTTTACTTCACGACCGAAGTATTGAACAGGAACGACACCAACTGTTGATCCTGGGATTTGTGCTGTTTTACATAGGAATCGCAATTTTCTTGCAGCATTGCCTGGAAGGGCGAATGATGGAAAATTCATTTCAACTTCAAACAGATTAGCGCGTGCGCCATCAAACTGCATTTGTGAACGAAATTCAGATACATTAAAAGCCATTGTATTCTCCTGACTTTATTCTAGTCTATTTATTAGAAACGTCCTACAATTTCGTCGAAGGCAACGCCGCTGCGAACAGCAACGAAGTTCAACTGAATGAAGTTTACGCTTCTTGCTGGCTTGATATAGATGTCGCCGATAAACTCATTGCGATCTACAACTGCTGGCGTATTATTTGTTTCGTCACAAACAACACGGAAGTCGTAAATACCGCGACGACCTTGGACGTCTCTCAAGAATGGTTCAACAAGTGCCACGAACTGTGCTCTTGTAAATTCATCGTTGAATTCAAAGAGGCTTGAGCGTGCAGCGCGAGAAATTGCTTTCTCAAGAACGATAAACAATCGACGTACATTGATGCGATCAAATGCACTTGGGCGACCCTGTAGAGTCTTGTCGCCAAACAACACCACACCTTCACCTGGGAACGAAACAACTGGGTTTACGCCGCCCTTGTATAGAGTATCGCGTTCGCTAGATGTTGGATTAAATGCTAGACGAACAACATTACGGATTTGACCACGATTTAGACCAGCTGGTGAGAACCATGGATCGCGTTGTAGGTCTGTACGAACACAAAGACCAGCAACATCAGCATTGAGCGGAACATAACGATATGCATCGTTGTACTTATCGTATTGATACTTCCAACCAGAGTCCATCACACCATATGATGTTGCGGATGTTAGAGCATTTCTGTAGTTTACAATTGCATCTGCAGAGGCTTGAGCGCCAACTACATTTGCATTTGCTGGCGATACGAATGCTACGCAGTCTTTACGAGCATCTGCAACAGCAAGATACTTGTTAGCGACAACCAATTGATCAGACACGCTCAATCCTGCAGAATCTCCGCAATCTCCAGCAAATAGCAAGGAGATATCATTAACTTCCTTGTTAGCCAATAAATCAATTGCATTTGTGTAAGAAGCAGATGTTGCAGAACCATCTGCACCGTTTACGAGTGAGAACGTTGTTGCATCCCAACCTGGAGTATAGAACACACCAGTGCCTCTTGCATTTGCTGTTGCAACTGTAACACCCCATGTGTTACCATTTGTCGTTGCATTCGTTGCGTCTGGATGTCCAAGCCAGTGAATATACTTTGAGTTACGATATAGAACTTCTTTGTAGTAGATTGACTCGCCTGAATCTCCCTTTGCGTCAGATGCTTTTGAGAGATTTGCAAAACGCTCAAGAACGGTGTTTGCTACACCACTGAGTCTACCATCTTCGTCAACAACAACAATGTGCATTTCGTCGTTAGCAACTGATCGTCCAGTAACCTTCTTTGCATATGTTGATGTTCCTGGAGGACCATCAAACAAACTGTTGTACGCCCATGCGCTGAAGTTTGCCGTTGCTGAGTTTGCGCAAACTGAAACCTTTAGTGAATTTCCAAGTGTTCCAGGGAAACGTGCTGTGAATGATACGCTGGTATTTGGAGTAGCAGTACCATATGTGTTAAAGTAATATTCATCATTTGGAATGCTTACGTTTGCGCTTCCGCTTGTCAATGCATTATTTGCATTATTTGGAAGAGCGCGCACAACGCGAAGATCATTTCCATATGCGAGGAAATTTGCTGCAGATAAAAATGAAACTGCAGTATCTGAGTCTGGTGTGAAGAAATTTTCAACGAGACCGCTTTCGCTTGAAACCTGAACTACACTATTTGCTGGACCCCAGCGAAATAAGCCAACCGTCGCACCAGTTGAAGTGCCGACCGCTGGCACAGAAGTTGTGAGATCAATTTCAGAAGTGTTAACTCCTGGAGAAACTAAAAATGCCATGTTTATACTCCTGTTTTGGAGAGATAGAAATTCTACGGTTTATTTAGTAAATTGGGGTTTTTAACGGTTTACAAAGGTCCAAACAGCACCACCCTCAACAAATCTCTGCTCTCCGTGATCAATTTCTTCATGCCCTGCAATTGGAGTTGGTAAAGATTCTTCTTCAATTTGTCTCATTTGTTCGTGATATAATCTCTCACGAATGTTTGTATTACTTAGGTCAGCAAAAAACGACTGATTTGTCATCCACGAAAACAAAACAAGTGACATGACGAGATCGTCGTGGCTTCCTTCTTCAGCTTCGAAACTTCCACCCTTTGCAATAAAGGTTGAGAGTTCAGAGATCGTATCAAAATCCTGTACAAAAAGTTTCTGATTTTCGATTAGATTTTTTAAGATTGAACATCCGAGCCGTTTAACCGATTTTGTTGTTCGAATTCCACGTTGAGATTTATTTCCATATCCCCATGTAAGCGCAATCTTACCCTTCATATCAACCGTGGCAAGGATATTTTCATACTCATAATCCTCAAACAATGAATCAACAACTTGTTGACCGTTGTCGTTAATCTCAACCAAAACATATGCTTGATTATAATAAGTGCCAATCTTTTTAAGAATTGACGGATAAACAAGGGGGCTAATATTGTTATCTTTGTAAGTGCAGACTTGCCGATATGGAATTTGCGTAATATCAAGAACGCTAAAAGCGGAATAGTCTAATCCCTTTCCACGAGAGGTATCAACGACCATCGCATAATTATGTCCTTCAACTGGTTGTTCATAAACCTTGATTCCGTTATCAGAAAGATGTATTGGCTTTACAAAGGCTAGAGATTTGAGAGCCGCAGCCGACAAAAGAGTCCCAGCCGAGCCCATGAACTCGCATTCCATTTCTTGCAAAAACTTTTCTTCACCGAGGACTCGACGTTGTTCGTCTGCCCATTTCTGATCTCGACCTGGAACCTGTCGCCAGTTGGCTTCAATATACTTAAATCCATTCAATCCCTCAACTGCTTCAGTCCACATACGATAATAGTGATTCATTCCGTTTGGCGTTGAAGAAATTAAAATCTTAGACTGCGTACCAGAAGAAATGGTAGGATAAACAGAGGTGAAGAATTCGTCTGCAATATTACTTGGAACGAATGCAAACTCATCAAGATACAATAGAGAGATAGAGTAACCACGAATCGCAGAAGATGCGGTGGAGGATGCTAACACTCGACAATTGTTTTCTAACTCAATGTCACCTTTGTTCCATACACGAACGCCTTGCTGTAACCACAGAGGTAATGATTCATATGCAATTTTGATCCTATTCAGGATCTCACGAGCCGTTGGCGCTTTGTTAGCAAGGATCGCGACAAACTTATCTTCGTTAAAAAGAATGTACCAGAGAATATATCCAACAACCATCGTGGTCTTACCCACTTGACGACCTGCTTTTACAATCACGCGACGATTGTCGTTAATGTCTGTAATTGCTTGTCGCTGAAATGGATATAAAGAAATCTGAACAAAACCTTTATCAAGTGTGATGATCTTGACATAGTTTTCGATAAAGTAAATTGGATCTTGTGCGCAGCGAACAAATTCACGGACTTGATCTTCCGTGAGCTGCATTGGCATATTGATGCGTTTTAATTTGGGATTGCCCAAATAATTTTTAATTCTATTCTGCAGATTCATTCTTGAGTTTCTTTAATAAATCTGCAGTTGAGCCAACAAAGACTGCTTTGTCTACGTTGATATTTGTTGGAGCAACTTCTTTTGGTTTTAAATCTAACTGCTGCTTTTGAAGAATCATAAGTTTCTCTGTAACATCAGAGAGATTTTTAATCATATTTGCAGCGACTTCGTATGCTCTTGGATGTTGTGATTCTTTTGCAACTTCTAGAATCCCATCCAGCGCTTCATTGCCTTTCTCAATTAGATTATAATAATTCGCACGAGAATAATCCGCATCTGGATTCTCGTTATTTGATTGATGCACCGTTACTGGCTTGTCATTTTCTCTCACAACAGGCACATAATCAGTGTTTAATATCTCTGCTAAATTTTTATCTACTTCACTCATGAAATATTCGGATAATATTCAGTTGTCTCATTAAATCCAAATGCAGTGTTTATATTTGCAGTAGTTGGGTTTGGTGTGACTGTTAGATTTACAAGTTGATTGTCACTAATATCAAACGTTGAGATTTTATATGACGTATTTGTTACTGCTCCACGAATATATGTGTTTACCACAAATACTCCAGAAACGTCTGTGACAACAATTTGATTCGCAGTATTGTTCCAGGCTTTTACAAATGCGCTCGCGTTTGCTGATGTTTCATTTACACCTTCATAAACCAACTCGCCAACCTTATAATCACCGCTACCATTTGTTAAATTCATTTTTCGATCTACTGACCCATAATATGTGCTGTCAAATGTATTTGCAGTTGCTGTGCGAATAATTTTGGCATTTGCAGTTATTGGTCCGTACATCCATGCTTTCATTGTGAACGTTAATGTCCATACTAGTGTTCTCAATTCTTCTGATGGACCAATTGCTTCAGCATCATAATTAATTGAATCAAGAATAATCGGAACGTCTGTTTTAAGAGTTGAGATACTGACTAGATCCATCTTCACTGTATAATCTGGTTTGAAGTATGGTAGGATTTGCTCAACAATTTGCGTGCCATCTTCTGTGTTGCGCGCATAGATGTACAATGTAAAAGTAAAATTGTATGGAGTAATCTGTACAGTTTTTACTGTTGATCCAGTATCACCAGCAGCGAATTGAAGATTGTATTGACTTTGTTTGCGCAAAGGATCATAGTCAATTGAAGTCAACTCAAAACTCATTCGAGGAAGAGTCATTTGAACTTCTTTGGCTAGAGTTGGATCTTGCGTAATACGACTATAGAATTTTTCTTTTGTGGCATAAGCAAGTGGAACAATAATTCTTTCAATTTCAACTGTTCCTGCTTTATTATATCTTTTGAGTTGAATGTTGTTGAACAGAGTTCCAAATCCAACAACCAACTTGCGAATGATTCTATGATAGAAATGAATATTTGATAGCATTATGGCTCACCAAATGGATTTGTTTCAGTAAAGTCAAGAATACTATCTGCTTCTGACATCAATTCTTACATTATCTTCGTATGGATCTGTTGCGTTTTCTTGAGTGTTACCGCTCGTCACAGTCCATGCTGCATTACTTGCTACACCACGAACTATTTCTCCTGCACTAAATTCTCCTTTGATATTACGAATTCGAAGGAGTCTTGTCGGTTTATCCCAACTCGTGACATAACCTTTTGCTGTGGCTGCAGCCAATGATGCGCCTTGATAGACAATTTCGCTGGCATTAAATGACCCAGTGCCGCCAGCTGTCATTGTATACTCAACAGAGTATGCATTATTATCGCACACTTTGTCAATTGCTTCAATGCCAGTATCAATTATTTCACCATTATACTTAAAT